GCTAGGGTCATTTGGGTGTATTAAAGTTGGCCCCCGAAGGGGCCGTGTGCGGAGGAAGCACGAGAATCCGTACAGCATACCATCTTCCCATCGTAAATTAATCATTCAGTTTGTTGACTTATTCGCCATAACCGTTAAAATCTTACCTCCAATATCTATTTGTCTGGAGGAAGGCGATGGAACAATCCGAAAACATAGCAGAAATCTCTGCTGCTTTAAGTAAAGCACAAGCCGAAATTCGCAATCCTGCGAAGAACATTCAAAATACGTTCTTAAAGAACAAGTACGCTGATCTAACGTCTGTGCTTAATTGCATCAGACCTGTTTGCGCGGCTAACGGTTTAGCGTTCATGCAGACCGTAGAGGCTTATGGCGACAGGGTAGCGGTAACCTCCCAGGTTACACATTCAAGCGGTCAGTGGATTCGTCAGGTTGCCAGCGTAGCGATCTCGTCTCAAGCCAAAAACCCGATGCAAGACTTGGGGTCTATAGCTACCTATCTCAAGAGGTTCCAAAGTCAATCTATGTTCTCTATCTGCGGGGACGAAGATACTGACGCTCAAGATCTAACGGTTGACACTTCAATCGGCATTGAAAACATCTCTGTCATAAAAAAAAATGTCGCATGGCTGGACGCTTTGCTAGATTCAACAAAGTCTGATCGCAATAAGTTTCTGGAAATTTACGGTGTAAAGGATCTGAAACAATTAACCGAGTCTCAGTTCACTCAGGCTAAGAATCAACTCCAAGCTAAGAAGCAGAAGCAAGCTAAGGAGGCTAAGTAATGAAAGAATTTAAATGGGGTGATTTTAAAGATTGGGACGAAGTTGAAGATTTTGGAGGATTCGCTACAGATAGATTATCTGAATTTGACTATGTATCAACTGGAAGCGCATTTACAACAAAATATGAAGACGACGATTTGAGCAGCTTGTTTACTGCCTACTGGTCTGACAACGCAGGAGAAGCTGTAATAGATTTACATCACGGCTTTGTAACTGCTTACGACATCCTTCAAAAAGATGCTATATCTGATATAAGGAATTTGATTGACAGGCTTGAAATGGCTATTTGTTCTTATGAAATGAACTCTCAGGTTGACGACCTTTATCAGAAAAAATTAAAGCAAAACAAGAAAAAGCCTAATTATGATGATTGTTATTATCAGATAAGCAAAAAGCTTTGCAAAGATTTTCACATCTCTTCGCACGAAAATTCAGGAGCTTGCAGACGCGGCAGTCCTTTGGTTGAAAAGTGGTGTGTTAACGATCATTTGAAATACGATCAAAAGGCTAGTGCATGATCATCCACAACGTAGAGCAAGGCACTGAGGCGTGGTTTAGGCTACGACTAGGGATGCCGTCAGCGTCTAAATTCAAGGACCTTGTAACGCCTAAAGGCAAGCCGTCAGCATCTGGCGAGAAGTATATGTATGAGCTTCTTGCCGAAAGACTGAGTGGTAAAAGAGAAGAAGGATTCAAATCATTCTGGATGCAGCGTGGCAATGATCTAGAGCCACAAGCAGCCAATGTGTTTGAGTTTCAGACCGACTTACCCTGCCGAGAAGTGGGCTTTGTAACCAACGATGATCAGACTGTTGGTTGCAGCCCCGACCGGCTGGTAGACGGTGTAGGGCTTGAGATCAAATGCCCATCACCCGCAGTCCATGTCAAGTATCTTGCAGAGAGTGCAAGTAATGGAAAAATGCCTAGTGAGTATTACGCTCAAGTTCAAGGGACTATGTGGTTAATGGACTTTGACAGGTATTTCTTTATGTCTTATCACCCTGATCACTCAAATCTCATTATGGAGGTAAAACGAGACGATGAGTTCATTGCCGGACTTTCAGCGGCAGTTGAAAAACTACTGGAGGATTTAAACTTAAACTTTGAGAAAATAGGAACTATGTATGGAATATGATAATCGTGGAAAAGTAAGCCTGTGGAAGACTGATAGCCAGCACCCAAAGGCACCTGTATTAAGCGGGAAAGTCGTTGCTCACCGAGACATTAAAGAAGGTGAGACCTTGGATCTTTCTTTGTGGAAGAACGAGAACTCTGGCAACCAGCCGATCATGAGAGGCGAGATGAAGGATGTCTTTAATTCAAGTGCTCCGGCAGCAAGTGGGATTGAAGATGACGACTTACCGTTTTAACTTCGGCAAAAGCCTGAGACTAGCACAGGTGAAACTGGGGGTCAGTTCAATTGAACTGGCTACCCAGATGGGGATTACTAAACAGCAGGTCTCTCAGTGGCGATATAGAGAAGACGCAAAGCTGTCGTTAGTAGTTAAAGTTTGCGCTTACTTGAAGATGGACGTATTTGACTTTTTAAGGCTCGCCAATGACTAATTTATTTGAGAGGTTTTGGTTTGAAATCAGGCTAATCATTGAGGATCTTTGGGATATGCTCAAAGATAAGTTCAATGAGAGGTGAATTCTGGTTAATAAATCATCGTCGGGACATCCCTGACGTTATCAAGAACTTTCATGACCGATTAAATGAGATGGACTTCAGCCGGCCTATAGCGTGGAAGTTTGAAACGTATTCCACGGTTAGAAGTCTTAGCCAGAATGCTCTATTCCACATGTGGTGTGGGCAGATGTCAGAGTATTTCTCAAGTAAGATCAGCGTGACACCTGACATGGTCAAGAAGTTGATGAAAAACGAGTTTCTTGGCACTGAGAATATCCACGTCGGTAGTACGGTTATTGAGAACCAGCTCAGATCAACGTCTACTCTAACGAAAGGTGAGATGCATGACTTTATGGAGAAGGTTTTCCACTGGGGATTAGACAAAGGGGTACAATTAGCCAATCCAGAAGACAGCGAGTTTAGACGTGCCAGAGACGCTCAGGGCTAAGACACTAAAGGCTTTTCAGTTACTCCGGCGCCTGGAGGAAGCAGACGCCGAAGGCTATTGCGAGTGTGTGACGTGCGGAGTCGTTAAGCACTACACCGAGGTTCACGGTGGTCACTGGTTGCCGAAAGGTAAGTCTAGTTATTTCTCACTAGATAAAAGAAACGTCTGGCCGCAATGCCCTGGTTGCAATTTGTTCGGAATGAAACATGGAGTCGCGGCTCAGAACTATACGATGTTTATGATTGCAAAATACGGAAAATCTCAGGTAGATCAAATGCTTGCAGACTCAGGTAAACCTATTAAACTCTATGCGAGAGATTATCGCGAAATGCTTGCTGAGTTTAATGCCCAAATTAAAGACCAAAGATCACGATTGCTTTGAATGTGGAATCACCGCAGATCACGCGCACCATGTCGTTCCGAGAGTCTTGGGAGGCACAAAGACGGTCAATCTATGCGCTCCATGCCATTCTAAGGTCCATAGCGCCAATTTAACGACTTCGGCCTTAGTCAAGGAAGGTCTTAGGAAACGCAGGGCTAAAGGGCTATGCATCGGCGGTAAGGCTAGGTTCGGATACTGGTATGCTGAGGATGGGAAAGTTCACAAGAACAAGTACGAACAGAAGGTCATTAGAGGCGTTTTAAAGATGCGAGCATCAGGACTGAGTATGTACAAGATTGCTGATTATTACGCTGAGAAAGGTGTTTTGAACCGAGCAGGGAAGCCTATATCTCGGCATCAAATAAGACGAATTATGGAGTACGAGAATGCGAAAAGATCCGACCCCTGAACAATGGGATGCCGTTAACAAGCCTTTGCATTACAACACCAACGGCGTTGAGTGCATAGACTACATCCAGCAGCAGCTAGGCGATCAGTTCGGGGCGTACTGTCTGGGTAATACAATTAAGTACCTACACAGGCATCAGTACAAGAACAACCCTAGAGAGGATCTGCTGAAGGCTCAGTGGTATCTAAATAAGTTGCTTGAGGTTACGAACTAGCATATAGTAAGTGTGTCGGCGGGATTGCGAGTCCCTTTAATGTCCGATTGCAATTCTGGAAGAACCGTTGTCACAACCGACACGGTTTAAATCCTACCATATACGCAATCTGATGTGAATTGATACGCAACCCTCTGATGGACAGTGGCGCTAAACCGTGCGTCCAATCCAAATAGCGGTAATCCGTGAGCACGTTGTAGGTCTGACCACTTGACCCGATTCACGTCCTTGAAATGCAGCAGACCCCAAGCGGGGGTTGTAGGAGTTGCGTCCTACAAGAAAGCGAAAGCTAT